TTTTGCGAGACCGACGACGGCAGCACTTTGGGCGACTGTAGAAATGAGAAAAGTTAGAGCTTAGTAACATCCACTCCATACCCTAGTTCCCGCACGACTGAGTCGTTACGATAGTCCTCTTTGTAATACACCTTTTTGATTCCACTACTCGCTAGAGCCTTGTAACAATTGAGGCATGGATAATGTGTCACGTACGCCACACAATCATCGATAGAGGCACCCCTTTTCGCCGCATCCGTGATTGCGTTAACCTCTGCATGTATCGTAGCTTGTTCATGTCCATCCCTTACGATGGACTTGTGTTCGCACCCACCTAGAAATCCATTGTAGCCCATACTAATGAGTCGATTGTTCTTCACGAGAACGCATCCCACTTTGAGCCGCTCACAAGGAGACCTGACAGAGGCGAGTTGGGCAGTCTGCATGAAGTAGTCGTCCCAAGAGATTCGGGACATCTTTTTAATCATTATCGTAAATCTTTATCCGCCGTATAGTACGTCTTCCCCTTCGTGACGAAGCTGTGCACTCTCGCGTAGCCCCACGCCTGTGGAGAGGCTCCCGGACGATGCCCGGTTCTCCACGCGGCGAGTCCCCTATTGTACACAGTCTTGAGAGTCTTCAAAGGCACACCAGTAGCCTTAGCAATTTCAGGGAGAGATTTGGCTCCCGGATACATCTTTCTAAACTTTTGCGTGTAGGAAGAGGTCTTTGTCTTCTGTCCCTTGTCTGTCTTGAAATTGGAGTAGTCCTTCTTGAGCATCTTCTTGTAGCGGGTCTCAACCTCCTTGAGGGTAGTGAGTCCCCTGAAGTATTTAAGGGGTGCGTAGATCTTGCCCTCAGATTTACGCAGCTCCCCAACCTTCTTGGTAATCTGAGCATCGCTCAGAGGCATCTTACCTTTTGCCGAGATATTTTACAGCTGTCTTTATATCGGGAAATAGACGGTTACCCAATTTCACGCGACCTGTGTTTGGATTGTAGTACCCCTGATGTCCATTGAACACAGCTCGATGAACTTCACCCATTTAAAAAATAGGAGATATTTTTAATCAGGCGAAGGATGACTCTCTCAATTATTATGGGCAATATGTTTTCGGGTAAAACATCTGAACTGATTCGGAGACTTAAGCGTCTCAAAGTGATTGGTAAGAAAATCATGGTTGTCAATTCTGCCAAAGATACCCGCTCTCCAGATGAAGTTCTAAAGACCCACGACAACGTCAAGTTTGATTGTCACAAGGTCTACAATCTCTACGACCTCCTGGACAAACCTGGCTTTGAGGACGCTGAGATCATCGCCATCGATGAGGCGCAATTCTTCCCCAATCTGAAGAAGTTTGTGGAATCGTGTCTGGACACAGGGAAGGATGTCATCTTGGCAGGTCTGGACGGTGACGCGTTTCAGAGGAAGTGGGGAGAACTTCTAGAATGCATCCCACTCGCCAGTGAAGTGACGAAGTTGTCAGCACTTTGTAAGTACTGCAGTCATGGGAACCCTGGTCCATTCACTAAGAGAATCGTGGATGACACGACCCTCGAACTTATAGGTGGAAGTGATATGTATGTCGCGGTGTGTCAGAAACATCTATGAACATCTAATATCAACACAACTCTCCTGTCTTGACCTGTTTTTATGACTTCATGATATCTTGCGTGATCGAATAAAAAGTCTTCACCTTCCTTGTGATGATGTCTACCCCTTTCAGTATAGAGTGTGCAGTCCCCACCATCTTCTATAGTGATATGATACCTGAGTAACAAATTTGTTTCGGCTCTATGTGGTGGTATCACCATCGGACCTTCAATGACCGCGAATAAGGCAGTCTCCTTGTAGATGCAGGGTATCTGATCGATGAGATTTTTTAGGATAGGAAAATCTTCAACTTTGTAAAAGTAGTAGTTATCATTCTTATTGAACCATGGATCTTTATCATGAAAATAATGTTTATTCAATGTCTTTGAAACTTCGCGAAACTCTTTACGAATCTTTTGATAGTGTGCCTTCACGAGCCAAAGTCCTGGATGATCATTCACAGAATATTGGGACGACCAGTTCAGGATATCTATTAGCGTGTTCCGCATCCCGACGAAAGGACGTCTCGGATTCGTGAAGTACAGGCGATCAATTGGCGCCTTCAAATAATCACAGACGACTAACCACAGGGGGATCACCGCGAGTGCCCACATTATTTTCTTGGTAGATAATAAAAATGCCCAATTACGGCAAGCGAATGGAAACCTATGCCCCCGCCCCCACTGAGGAAGTTGACACTGTGGAGAAGCGCTTCAAGATGCCCCAGCTTCCCAAGCTCACCATCGTCCAGATCATGCTCGTCGCGATCATCGCCGCTTACGCGTGGACCTCTCGCAAGATGAACGGTGTTGTCGTGGCCAGTCTCGCCCTCACTGTCGCTCTTCTTCACGTCTACGACCACATGTACCGCATCAAGCGTGGTCCCGAGCGCCTCTTCTTCCTCCCCAAGAAGGAGGGCTACGGCTGCCAGATGTGCAAGTAAATTTTATCAGTGAAATATAAGTATGCGCGTCAAGATTGTGAAAAGCCCCGATCGTAAGAAGAAATTCAGGGCAATCTTAGAAGACGGCAGGACTGTTGACTTTGGTGCCAGTGGATATTCAGACTACACCAAACACAAGAATCCTTCTCGTATGCGTTCTTACGTACTCCGACACGGTGGTCGAGTACCAAAGCGCACAATAGCAGAGCGAGATCCCAAGAAGATCCATGAGATGATGCTCTATGTGACATCGAGTAATAAAGAGGATTGGAAGAAGAGTGGTATCGACGGGGCTGGTTTCTGGTCCCGTTGGTACCTCTGGGGTCATCCAACCTTTGAGGGTGCTAAAAAGATCATAACTACCAAGTTCGGTTTAAAGTTCGTTTAAGATTCTCTAGTTTTTCGAAGAAACGGATCATAGTTCCAAGGCGTTCGTAAAGTTCTTCACCGAGATAATGCTCTACGAATTCCTCAACAGTCCAGAAGAAGATTAGATCTCGATCGTATTCTCGCACGGCTTTGACGTAGTTTTTCAACACGAAGTACGCTTCATCGATATTATCACCGTCCCACTCTATGAGAATCTTCTTTACATCGTCGAGTTGAAGTTCCTCAGCAGTTTCATACATGATACATTCTTTCGATATGTTCATGAGTTTATTCGCCGTATCTTCACCGATATAGGACTTGACGATATCATCCGCTGAACGACGCCCCATGGGTGTCCATACTTCTTTATTGTCTTCGATATTCATTTCATCGAGTGCTCTTGTAAAGTCCTTCATAATAGAGACAGCTTCTCTAACATTCGTGTCATTCGTCACCCAATTATCGGACAATTTCTTCAATTCATTGAGTCTAGACTTTTTCACAAAGTAAGGACCAGTCTTTGGGAAAAAGCTGAGGATATAAGATAACATCCGATTTATTTAGATAATCCTCTCTTTTTTAAGTTGGCTTTCAGCTCGGCTATGAGCTTAGCACGTTTATTATTAAGTATGGGCTTTTTTGGGGGCGGAGGTGGAGGTGGAGGTGGGGCGCGAGACGTGGGTACTGGCGTAGGGGTCACAACGGTTCGGCAAATGCGAATAACTTTCTGTGCATTCTTCACACTATTCTCGAAGTTCATGGTAATCTTGGCGCGAAGCTCTTTGGCGGTGAGCTTCATACGCTTGCCATTTACTGTCTTGGTGACACGGAGACCTAATTTTTTTGCTTTATTCTTAAGATCTTTATATTGCATTTACTAATAGCTAAGAAAATCCTCAAACGTCTTCAAGTCCTTCGCGTCGATAAGAAGAGCAAACTTGTTCTCCTCGTCAGTCAAGTCACAGTTGGGGATGGAGGCTTCATAGAAACAAGCCTGCAAGTGCATATCGTGGTCATCGAGGTAGAGGAGAAGTTTGGTGATTTCCTCATCGGAGGAAGTATCGATGAATGTATCAAATTTATTCATAGACCACCAGTGTCTGTATTCCTCGGTCATGTTCTTCTCATAGGTGAGAAGGTTCTCCTTAATGAACTCTTCTTGAGGACAAGATGGTTCTTGGGCAATCTCATCGACAAGGAAGGAACACGCCATGAGAGCGTGGATACCTCCACCGACCTTCTTGAGAAACTCCTTCTTGATTGTAGTGATGCTCATCTTT